ATCAATCTAATTGGTATTATTCAAAGATATGTGGGTTAGCAGCGCCGTAAATTTTTATCATTTTTCCAGCCATCATATCTGCCATAGCTTCAATGGGTGATCCCGGATAACTTGAATCGGGTTTAATCATATCTAGGTCGTGTTGTCTTACATGTACTAGTTCGTGGAAGGTAGTTCTTAAAATATCTACTAAGTTTCTGTTTTTAGCATAAATCCAAATCTTGCCTGAACCAGGTACGTGTCCACCAGTATGATGATTGCCTTGCGCCTCATCAGTATCCATGCTTAGTTCAATTGCGGGTATTTTTGTGATGTTAAGTTTTTTACAAATCCATTCTACTGCTTTAGCTATCTCAGCAGCTTTGTTATCATCAATTTCTTCATCCAAGCTTTGTATTGCTTTTTTAGCTATATTTCTTTCTTTTTTAGCATTTTTTACAAGTTTATCTAGAACACTGTATCTATGTTTATCTAAGGTAGGCAAACCGTATGCTGGATTTTCTTGAACTGTATTTTCTATAATAAACTCTTTTGCTCTCATAATAACTCAGTATTTGGTGCTACACTTTGACTTATGGGGTAGCGAATCCTTCAGTCGCGTAGTAGCTCACGCACATAACCCCAACGGTCCCTGGGTATGTTCACTTCATTTCTTTAATCGTACCAATAACAGCATCAGTAATGCCATATTGTTGTTTCATTAATTGCCTAGCCATAAACAAGTTTTGCGCAGTTACAGTAACATCCATATTACCAGTATAACCCGGTTGCTTTACAAACACCCGGGCAATGTACATTTTATATGGTTGTACAACGTCTGCTACTTTCATTAATTATAATAAGTGGGGCCGCCACTTTTGCTAGGTGCCATATTATCATAAGGTGATTTTGGTCTTGCTTGTCCCTTAAAGAACTTAACAATTTTATCAAAACCTTCTTTGTTTTGGCCACCAACATTTTGCATAGTTTCTTTATTTGCCGGCATAACTGTTTCATACTTGCGCAAAAACAAGTTAATATCTTCTACCGGTAATTTAGCTTTAGAGCCATCTTTAAAACTAATAGCATAGTTTCCATCAACGTCAAGTGCTGACCGTAGTTGCATAACCAAGTGCTTTACTTTGTCTTGATCGGCATCAGCAACCGGTTCGTCTTCATCCCAATCGTCAATTTCTCTGTTTTTTGCTTCGTTAGTAGGAGTGTGCGTAACATCAGCTAAGTAAACAGCAATACCAGCAGTAGACTTCAAGCCCCACTTTTCAGCAGCTTTTTTAGCAGCGCCATAGCTTGAACTAGCAGTACATTCATACGTACCTTTTTTAACATGAACACACACGTAAGGGCGTTCTGCGTTTTCTAATAAAACTTCTTGGATTTTCATATTAAGTTCCTTTATTAATTTAGTATTTATGCTCTATCTGTTTTTAATGTGCTGTTTAACTGCCAAGACCATTTTTCATGTGCATCTAGTCTTTCAGCTAAAAAGTTCATAATACCTTGTTTGTTCTCTTGCTCTGCGGATTTGAAGCAAGTATTCAAAAGATCAATAAGTTTTAAATTGTCTTGATAAATTTCAGCTATCATTAATTGGGCACGGGGTATCTTTAGCTGATCTTCTATTATACACAGTTCTGCCATTCGTGTAAAGCTTCCGGGAGCGTAACTGCCCAAAGTTCTTACATATTCTGCTGTTTGGTCAATGGCATTGTCAAACACATCTTCATAGATTTTCCCAAAAAACTTGTGATATTGGGGAAAGTCTGGTCCCTCTACATTCCAATGAAAATTTTGGGCTTTTATAGCAAAGCCATAACAACTTGCTAATAATACTTTTAAATCATCTGATAACATTTTTATTCCTCAATATCGTCTAAGTTTATAAACTTAATAGGTTGTTTACTTTTTACTGCTGCTAACGCTCTGTGATTACCATCAATAATTCTACCGTCAGCAATAACGATTATTTGATTTGCAAGATTTTGTTTAGCATATGTTTTGACTAACTTCTGTTGATAGCTGTCCATGATATCATATAACTCATCTACGTGTTCTATTCTGTACTGTCCTTTTAGTAATATTTCTAATTTATAAGGTTGCATAGTTTGAATTTCATGTTGAGTATTCAATTCACTATTAGTAACATATTCCCAAAAAGCTTCGTCACGATCGGGGAAATCATTTTGATAAACTTGATTTAAAGAAGTAGTATCTTCTTTAAGAGTTATGAATTCGCGGGCTCTCATTTCTTATCTCTAGTACTCTTAGTAGGCACGTTCTTTGCCTTACCTTGTCTTTCAGGATTTGGATCTTGTCTACGCTTTCTGCTAGCAGCACTTGCTCTACCTTTTTTACCTAAAGACTGTGCTTTCTTTTGCGGTAAGCATTTTGGCTTACCTTCACCTTCACTGCCCCTAGCACATGAGCCTCTGATTTTACCGTCAGGACCAAATCTAACCCACTTTTCTTTAAACCATTTACGCAAGTCTTCTTCTAGTTGTTCTTCGCTAGTTTCATCTATACTTTCTTTTGGCACACAGTTAGGAACCATTTTGCCACTTTTCTTTTTCATACCCACTTGTTTGTATGTATCCCAACATGCTTCATCAAGCTGGTCAACTTCTTCATCAGTCTTTTTTCTGCCCTGACAATGTGCTTTTTGGCTAAAGCCTTTTGGATTACTACAGTTGATAGAGCGTTTATATTTCTCGCTCCAAGCTTCTGTTATAAACTCACCAGCTCTCATTTGCTTTTATTACCCCAATTACTAGCGCCAACTTTGCGGCACTTTACTAACGCACCTGAAGCATACGCACTTGGCCAAACTTTGTAGCGCGATTTTACTTTATGATAGCAAGCATCTTTATTGCCTTCTTCGTTTAGTTCGCTTTCTGCTACTAGCTTACCGCCGCATTCGGGGCACTTATCAGTATTTTCTGTAACTAATGTTGCTTTGTAGTTTTTATTAGGTAAACGAATAAGTTGATATGAATTTCCTTTTAAATCTTTTCGTTGCATCATTTTTGGGCCGTGACTTGCCGCATCATACGCAACTTCTGCACCAAAATGTTTTTGTAGTGATGCTGAATCGTGTTCTTGATCAGTATTTTCTGTTACACTTTCGTTTTTAGGTTCCCAGTATCTTCCTTTACCCAACATATTATCTTGATAACCATACCACTTACCTGATTTACTTTGTTTTAATCCTGCACGACTAGCATCAGTTTCTTTTCCTGCTGGTACATTGTAAAAAAACATACCTTTAGGTTTGTTATAAGTTTTGCGTGTTTCGTGACCTAACTCATGTTCCATTTCTCTACGCTTGAAGTCGCGTTTGCTCATTGAACCCCAATCATCATTCTGTTCGTTCTGAATACCTCGCATGATAGAACTTTCAAAACTAGGAACGATTGGTTTGTCGTCTGCGCCCATTACTTCGCCTTTACCTAATGACAAACGAGTTTTATGATTTTCTATTCTTCTTTCTAGTTCTTTAATTTTAGCTTGATCATTTTGCTGTGCAGCCATTTGATGATACTTGATAAGTGTTTGTAGTTGAGGACTATTGCTATACACTTGTTGTGCTTGCTGCTGTCCTATTCCCCAAAGAGAAGCTAACAGTGCTGTACCTGCTAATACTTTTCCTATTACTCCTTCGGACATTTCTCTGTCCATCATGGTTAATGTATCATAGTCAATATAAAAGTCTGTGTCTGGGTCATATGCCAAACCAGCTTTTGGATCGTAGTAATATACTTTACCGTTTCTTGCTCTGAATGGCCCTTCTAAGCCTTGTCTTTCTTGATATTTTTCACGATCAATGTTTGGTAGTATACGGTAGCCTTCCGCCATATCTTGATCAACAGATTCTATTTTTAATCTCTTACTGATATAATCATGTTGTGCTAATAGTCCACTCCATCTTTCTCTAGAGCTAAAACTTTCATCTTTATCTTGGCGCAACTTATTTATTTCTCTTTTAGTCTGTTCAAGTTGTTGTTGAAGTTTTATTCTTTCTTCTGGAGATGGTGGTGTTGCTTTAAATGCAGGTTTTACAGGTTGTTTTTCCCCTGGCTGTCTAATTTTTGCGTTCATGCCCATTGATTTTGCCATACTAGCAAAATCATCTGCTAATCCTTCCCCTACGCCGCCGCCAGCAATAACTCCGCCGGTCATTTCATCAAAACGGCGCTGATATGAATTAGCACTTGTAGAATATCTAGAACCTATTGTTTTCATACCTTCGCCGGCTAACAATAAATCATACATTAGTTTTATAACTTGCATGGGCGAAAACAAACTATCAATTCTATTATAAAAGTAATCTATTTTTTCAGGTTTCATTCTACGATCAGGGAAACCTTTTATTAATTCTCTTGCTCTAGCTTTAATAGTTTCTAAATCTTTTATTTTTTCTAATTGTTTAATATCGTCTATACTAAAGTTATCTCTTTTGCCTTCAATGGTGTCTTCACTTAGTTGTTTATGTTCTAAATACTCACGAACAGTGTTTAAGTAATCATTTGCTTTGATAATCTTTTCTTGAACCCAACCTTCAATACCCACTTCTTCGGGAATGTCTTTGATCAGTTCATATATCTTTTTAGCATTCTTATTAGATTGAAACAAGTCACTCTTTGCCATTTCAACTTCGTGATCAGTACGGTCTTTTGCTTTTGGAATAAATCCAGGCTTGATACGATTTCCTTGACCAGGAACAATGATAATGTCTTCTTCATCAAGTTTGGCTTCTGATAAGTCTTGGTTCCAGTCTTTTGTCCATTTTGCGACTTTATTAGCATCACCCATATGATATCCATATTCTATACCAAACACATAATTTCCTGCATATACGACCCATCCATCGTACTCAGGGTCTTTACCTTGAACCATAGCGTAATCATCTGTATCAATGCCTTGTAAACCAACTAAGGATTTAATCCATTTTTTACCTAGTTGTTGTATTTGGAAAGGTCCTTGCCATCCTCGACTTTTTAAGATTTCAACTAGCTTTTCACTACCAAAGTTTTTACGTGTATATGGTGAGTCAGGTATTGTTAACCTGTTACTAGCTTCTGAAACATCTTGCTCTTGAGATTCTTTAACTGATTTACTGTTAGCAAACTTTTCATTAGTCTTTTTGCCAGTTAATAAGTTGCCGCCTTTTTCGTTAGGATAAATTCCTTTACCGCGTGTTTGTGTTTTGCCTACAGGTGTAGCAACAGTAGCTATAGCCCCTGAAGTAGTTGATTCTGTGAATTGTTTGCTGTTCATAATGAAATCCATAAGTGATATGTATATTTATCAAATCTGTAAATTTATAGAACAATAAAAAAGGGGCCTAAGCCCCTTTTTATGTCAAAATATTATTATTTTACTTCATTTCCTGCTTGATCTACCAGTTTCATTCCTTTAGCTTTTTGTGCTTCTAGATACATAGGTCCAATAGTATTCAACAAATGGTCTTGATTTTCCTGGCAGAAGGTATAAGTACCTGTGTGTCTTAACAAAACTCGTTTGTCAACCCAAATTCTACCACCTAGATCACGCCAATTTTCACACATAGTCCAGTCTTCTGAATAATATCTGTTTTGCCTTACTGCTGTGTCAAAGTAAGTTTTCAAGTACTTGTCATATTTAGGGTCAAGACCAATATCATTCTTATACTGCTTCACAGCAGGATGTCCGTTCATTTTTTCAAATACATGCTTCTTGGTTAATAAAAATCCAGTACCTGCTTTACTTACTTCTTGTAAACCATCGGCGCCTTCTTCTGCTCCATCAAACCCGTTTACTACCCATTTAATTGGCATAGTTTTCATCGGGTAAAGTCCACCGATTACATCTACATCTCTGTTTAATAGAACCAGTAGATGCCATGGCTCCCAACCAATATCAGCGTCAATAAACATCAAGTGAGATGATTCAGGCATTTCTAAGAACTTGGCAGTCAGTGTATTTCTAGCTCTGCTAATTAGCGACTCGTTTACCATTGTCTCAAGAGTCCAGTCAATGCCTAACTGTCTAGCAGTGTTAGCCCACTTGATATAACTCATGAATGTAGATTCTGTTAACATGCCACCGTAGCAGGGCATTGCCAAATGTGCTCTTGTAGTTCTTAAAAAATCTACATTGACTTGAACTTGATTTTGTGCGGGAGCTTCAGTGCCGCCGATGCTTGCTGCTTGTGGTGCTTTATCAGCTAGTTCCTGAACTGCTTCTACTGGAATAGCTTTGTCTTGATTTGTTTTACGTTTTGCCATGTTATCCTCTTCAAATAAGTAATATTATTTACTATCTGAAGAGGACATCAAATTATTTTTCTGAGATATAATCTGTAGATTCGTTAACTTGACTTATATCAATAGAACGATTTTTAGCTATAGGTCTGTTACCTTGCTTGGTTTTAAAGTTTTCATATTCAACTAATGCTTTTAACATGTTTTCTACTACACCAGCTTCGTACAGTGAATGATACAAATTGCTGTATCTTTTTTCTTTGATCATTTCTACCATACTAGAAAACTTTCTTGTTAAGTTAGATAAAAGTGATTGTTCATCCCAAGTACCCATACCGCCGTCTGGTACAATCAAATGACCTTGTTCTGGATCGTTAATAAGAGTTGCTTCTTCAACATCCATTGACTCAAACTGATCTCTATCACTAGCCACTCTTCTTTCGCTTCCCTGACTTGGAAAACTATTACTTGATGAATTATTATTCTGTGTATTACTCTGTTTCTGTTTGGCTACTTTTGCAGCGGCCATATCTTGTGCTTTTGCTTTAATACGATTTAAGTCTCTTCTATCTAAAACAAAACCGTCTTCATTCTCTGCGCGATCAACCAATGCTTCATAATACTGTTTAGTTAGTTGCGTATACTGTTGTATGTTATCCATATCAGAAGTTTGAGCATTAGCTCCCAATGATGCTAATGCTAAAGCACCCCCTGCTACAACGTCTTTCCAGCCCTCCGCTACACCTTCTTCATTTACTTGATCACCAATAATACCGGCATCTAACATTTTTACTGCTACATCAGCCAGCTTTTTGTTTTGTTGTGTTCTAGGGTATAAACTCATTACCATTGCTAATTTTTGTCTTTCGTTTAAGTTAGGCCAAGCGTTTCTTATTTCTGTCGCGCTTTTAATACCGGGTCCAAACTCAATAGTCGGTAAGTATTCCATGTAAGCATGTTTATTAAAAGATTCTAAATTATCGGGATCATATGGTTGAAAGTATGAAGGTGATCCATCTTTTTTAGTACCACCGGGCTTAGGCTGTTCGTCTCTATCTTTTTCGCTTCTAACAAATATTAATACATCTTGTTCAGGATTATATTTTTGAGTAATTTCTTCAGCTTTGAAAGGACTTTTTACTTGAACAAATTGATCAGGATTAACTCCAGCTAATTGTGCTAGTTTCTTTTTAATTTCAAAAGGGAACGGACGAGTTTTGGTATCGTTAGTAGCTGCTAAGTATACATCAGCATCAGGAAACTTTTCTTCTGCTGCTTTAAACAGCGAATAATGTCCTGCATGATACGGGTGATAGCCACCTGGAAGTACTACGATCTTTTTCATGTTAGTCCTTAATAAGAAATTTTAACATATTGTACAACGCCGTTAGCAAAGTCTTTTATCTTTGCTCTCATATACACAAAATTTCCAGTAATATTTTGATATGCGTTTATTGTACTGTTTGTGTTGGAATTGTTATCAGCTTCTACTTCATAAACCTTGAACCAATCACCTGATCCCGGTTCAGTAGCAAGAGTAGCTTCAATTTCTAAGTTACCAGTGACATTTGTAAAACTATAAGTTATAGTTTGCAAGTCTTGATTACCCAAATAATAAGCAGCGGCGGGTTGAGCATTACCAGTAACAGTATACACATTAGCGGTTCCGCCACCGTCGTATGTAGTTTGCGGTAATAGAATGAGTGTAGAAGTTTGTGACATTAGGCTTTTTCAACCTCAACTATCACACTATCACCTACCAACTCTTGAGCAACTTGTTCTAGCGCCGCTTGTAAATCATTAGTTACAATACCCTGAGTAACATCGTCTTTTACTAATTTGCTTAGCTTGATTACGATGATTTCTTCTACGATTTTAGCCATGTAAATACCCTATAAATATATAGAGTATTTATCTCTTAAGGACGTTTTTCTAACTTATAATTTTTACCCAAGCATTCGTTAAAAAGTAAGTGCATTAATGTTAGTGTACTAGGGTCATTGTAGTTAATAAAGTAATTGTTAGTCAAATATTTACGATACCTTATACCCCAACGATTACTATTAACATAATCTTTTAATGCGCCACATAATTGTATATCTAGTGAATACTCATATCTTTTGCTAAAGTCTCTTAAATCCGATATCAAAGTTTCATTTACTCTGATACCTTTTAAGTATACTCTAAACTTAAAAGAGGGGTCTTTTGCAAAATACATTATTGCAGGCGGAGCCGGTAATGCTTGAATTATTTCTATGTTGTTATCAATTTGATACAACTCTTTTAAAATATCTATATTAGAAGTATAAACAGATAATGCTAAATGATCATGTAAAAAAGTAACTTCTTTATTACATGAATAGTTATTATAAAACCCTATTAGCTTTTCACATACATCTAAGTTTAGTTGAGTTAGCTTAGGTACTGGTACCTTATACCAAGCAGTTGAATTATTTTTTCGTGCCATGCTGATCTTTCGTTTAAAATGATCCAAGTCCCTAGTGTTAGAAACAAATCTAACACCAAGGTACTTTAAAATCACACGATAACAAAACTTATTATAAAAAAGCTTATTACGCTCAGTCAGGGTTATGTTCACTACTAACCTCTATAATACCTTGATCATTAAGTTTAGCTGTTACTTTGTTGGTCACATTAAACACAATTTCATCATTTTCAATGATAGCCATGATGTTTGAATCTTTAATGCGTTCAAACAAAATCTTTTTACTCAAGGGTACTCTGATCATTTCATCAATCTTACGAGCCAGGGGTCTTGCTCCCATTTTGTTATCATAACCTTTATCAGCTAGATATTCAATAACCGGTTCGCTCAAGTTAAGAGTAATGTTGTGTTTTTCCAACAAGCTCTTTTTAACATCTTCAGTAAACTTAATAACAATCTTTTTAATAGAAAGCATATCAAGCTTTTTAAACTTGCAAACCATGTCTAATCTGTTTCTAAACTCTGGCTTAAAAAAGTCTTTAAGTGCTTTATCATCTTCACCAGTTTTTTCTTGTGTACCAAATCCAATGGCGTTCTTTTCGCTATCAGCCGAACCTAGGTTAGAAGTCAAGATAATAACAGTGTTCTTACAACTAACTTTCTTACCATTAGACCCAGTGATCGTACCTTCGTCAAGAATTTGCAAAAAGATATTAAAAATATCTGGATGTGCTTTTTCAACTTCGTCAAACAACATGATAGCATGTGGATTCTTGCTTAGATCAGAGATAAGTCTTCCTCCCTGAACCTGACTATCACCGAAACCAACATATCCCGGAGGAGGTCCGATCAATGATGATACTGAATGCTTTTCACTGTATTCGCTCATGTCGTATTTGAGCAATGGCATTTCTAGATTCTTACTTAAGAGTTTAGCCAATTCAGTTTTACCAGTACCTGTCGGGCCTAAGAACAAAAAGCTTGCAATGGGCTTAGTTTCATTACCAATGCCTGCAAATGATACATACACTCGCTCAAGAACCTTATCAACTGTGTCATCTTGACCGTATAGTTTTGATTTAATGCCCGCGTCCAAATTATTAATGCGTTCATAGTTGTTGTTTGAAAGCTTGTCAGCAGGAACCCCTGTATATTTTTCTACTTGTTCATGAATAAGCTCTTTAGTTATTTTAGCTTCTTTGTTGCCTAAGACTCGTTGCTTGGCACACGCAGCATCTAGCAAGTCAATTGCTTTGTCGGGATTTTTGCGATCATGAATATAACGATCAGCACTTTCTACTGCTGCTTTAATAGCTTCTTCTGTAATATCTACAGAGTGAAAATCGTTTAATCTTGCTGACAATCCATTTAAGATTCTAATAGTAGAATCATGTGATGGTTCATCAATTGAAATTTTGTAGAACCTGCGCATCAAAGCACGATCTTTCTCAAAAGATTCGTAAAACTCTTCCCAAGTTGTTGATGCTATAACTTTTAAGTTACCTTTAGTAATAGCTGGTTTAATCATATTAGCAAAGTCAACTGATCCGTTACTTGTGCCGCCTGCTTGCATGGTATGTGCTTCATCAATAAACAAGATAGCATTTTTCTTAGTTGCCAATGCTTCTAACACAGTTTTTACTTTTTCTTCAAAATCACCGCGATATCTAGAACCAGCAAGTAAACTACCTATTTCAAGAGAATACAATTCAAATCCTTCTAGAAACTCGGGAATATCCCCACTAATAATAGCGTTTGCTATACCTTCAGCAATTGCAGTTTTACCTACACCTGGATCACCTACCATAAGTACATTAGCTTTAAATCTTTTAGCTAACACATTTACAATGTCATCTATTTCTTTTGATCTACCGATAACTGGTTCTAGTTTATTTTCTCTTGCTAATTGAGTAAGATTAATAGTAAACTCTTCCAAAATATCATCAGCTTGATTAGATGTTAAAGAAGTAGTGTAGTCGCCACCTTTATAATTCTTTTGCCAGTGCTGCGCAAACTCATTTCTAAATACACCATACTTTAACAAAAAGTAATGGGCATGTGAGTTGTTTTCAGAAGTTAAACTAAGATACAAATCAATAGTAGTTACTTGTTTTCTATTAGTAAAAAGAACTTGGGTAACACTACGATTCATTGCTCGTTCTAATGTATTCGTTCTTTTGGGAGTAACATTAAGTTCAACAGATTCAATAGAATGTAATCCATCTAAGTAAGAACTTATCTCATCAGTCATCAATCCTGTGTCTATTCCAAAAGAGTTTAAACATTTTTTAAAGGGAGGATGAATAACTAATGCAAGCAATAAATGCTCTAGTGTTACATACTCGTGTTTGCGGGATTTTGCTTGTTCTATTGCCTGTTCAATGATACTTTCAATTTCGGGACTGGTGTTCAACTTTTACTCCTTTTGATTTATTTGGTTGTTCTTTCTAAATGATCGTTAATAGCTGTAGTTATTTCATGACTTATATTATCAGGCATATAAGGTTTTAGCAAGATAAATTGGTCTCCGTATCCATTTTTTTTATCGGGCATACCTGCTTTGGGTATTTTAAGTTGCATATAAGGTTGTGTTTTGGGATTTATTTTAACTTCTAGAATTCGTTGATCTATTGTTGTAAACTTAAACTTAGTACCAACTATTAAATCTAATATAGAAATGGAATAGTGAGAGTACAAATCATTTCCTTTTCTGTCAAATCTCAAATCAGGTAAAACAACAAATTGCACTAACAATATTGCATTTTCTATTACATCGTCATATCTAATAGAATCTCCGGTTTCAATTCCTGGAGGTACATTAATATTTATTATTTTACTACCAGAATGAGTAGACAACTGCAAAACATGTGTAGATCCTTTAAAAGCATCTACTAATGACACACTAACTTGAGTTTTAAATGTTTGTTTTTGATTATGGGCATAGTTGTGTTGTCTACCTCCGAAAAACTGACTAAAGATAGTATCAAATTCAGCGGAATTCATATTAAACCCAAATTGCTGCTGATTTCTAGATGGGTTATCGTACTGTTGTCTTTTTATTGGGTCGCCCAATGTATCATATGCTTCTTGGATTTTTTTGAATTGAACATCATCTCCGTTATTTCGGTCAGGATGATATTTCATAGCTAATTTTTTATAGGCTTTTTTGATATCTTCTTGAGAAGATTTATTGTCTATGCCTAATATTGAATAATATTCCATTGTTTATTATACAACACGATTTAGATAATGTCAATGGTTTAAAGCCCTGCGGACATAATAAAATCTTTTAATAGTGCGTCTTTTTCCCCAAAAAGTTTTTTAGGTTCTAATCCAGCTGCTACTCGCATTTCATTAAGTTCTGATTCATCTTCTTTTTCGGATTTGTACTCGTTTGGGTTTAGAATAACCTTTTCTCGTATTATTTCTTCACTAGCTGGGTATTCTTTGCTATCAATTTGTATTACCCAATCTTTCATTTGTATTCCAGTAAGTGTTTTTAAATCGTTTAATAATTCAATAACACGCTGAGGTACTCTTGATCTTCTGTCCAATTCTACGAACACTACATACTTTCCCGGAGCAAGCTCACCTTCACTAGTACTAGCATCAATAACAAAATCATAACCCTTTTCAAACCAAGATACCAAATCTTCACCTGCCAATTCGGATTTTACAATAAATGACAGTGTTACTACCTCGTGATCTGGACCCATTTTAGCAGCATATTCATCTATAGAAATCTTAGATTCTAATTGTCCTTCCATATCCAAATAATCTAAACTTTCTTTTATAATAGTCATTTATATCTGCTCTGATGGTAATGCTGGTTGATCCATATCTTCTTGTTCAGAATCTTCTATTTTTGACGCATCTTTGTCTAAATCTTCGTTATATGCATCTTCAATATCTGCTAAGTCAATAGTGCTATCTGCTAAGTCAATAGATCCCTCTTTAATAGAATCCATTAGTGCTAAAGGTATTTCTATTTTTACGAACCAAACTTTTCTTTCTTTCATCTTGGGATAATTACCGCCCGGGACCAAGTCTTCATAGTCTCTTACTTCAACTGGAACTTTTATTTCAGATTTAGCAAATTCTACTTTGCATCCAATCTTTAATAATCTTACAGCACCTCTGGGATCAGGCATCATTTTGTACGGCCACATGAAAATGCAAGTTGCTGTGTATCTTCCTACATCAGGACCTTGAACTAACTCACCGTTAATCCAATTTTTAAATGCATAAACATCAGCATCATCTATAACTCTTTCATAGTCTAACAAAGTGGACATTGTGCCGTCACTAGTGTATATACCTTTTACAGTATCTACGATACTAATAAAGTTAATGGTGTCAAAGAATTTATCTGCGGTTTTTGTTTTCATATACTTATTTATCACTTATTATAAAACACAACGGTAAAAATACTTAATCGGAACATTCATATATTTATCATAAGCTAACTACTTTTAATAGTACAGTCTTACGCGCATATTACCTACTTAAATATTAATGAAGCATAGCTTCATGTAAAACAAAAGGAGAACACACTTGAGCAAAAGAAAAACCGGTGCATTACGAAAGAAAGATCCAAGATTCACTAGACAAGAAATGAACTCGTATGATGATAGTAAAACATTCTATACTAAAGAATCTAAAACAGTGATAGATTTTAATCAAGCTCAGCAAAAACAAAAACCCCGCAGAAAAATTGAACTTATTCCAAAAAGCGTAAACCAAGAAAAATATATTTTATCACTTACTGATCCAGAAAAAGATGTAGTTATCTCTTCAGGACCAGCAGGTACAGGTAAAACTTATCTAGCGGTATTAGCTGCTATACAAGCATTACGAGACGGGGAATGCGAAAAGATAATATTGACGAGGCCGGCGGTATCAGTAGACGATGAAGATCATGGATTCTTACCAGGAGACTTAAATCAGAAGATGGAACCATGGGTGCGTCCTTTATATGATGTTCTCAATGAATTTTATAGTGCAACAGAATTAAAGTATATGTTAGACGAACATGTGATAGAAATTACACCACTTGGTTTTTGTCGAGGCAGAACTTTTAAAAATAGTTGGATTATTGTGGATGAAAGCCAGAATAGCACACCCGTTCAACTCAAGATGTTATTAACTAGAATAGGCGAAGGTAGTAAGATTATCATTACAGGCGACATTGAACAAACAGATCGCCAAACATCTCAAAACGGCCTACTAGATTTAGTAACACGAGTAGAAAAATGTGCAGTGCCTGGAATGACTGTCTGCAAATTTGACACTAAAGATATAAGGAGGCATAAGATTATAGAACATATACTTAAGATGTACTCATAAAATAAAACGGGGCTTAGCCCCGTTTTTTATTTTGTTTTCTTAAGTTTGGATAGTTGATTTTTTGTTATTATCGCTTCTTTTTCTAACTGATCAATGATATTAGGGTATATTTTTTTATAATAAATATTCATTTTGTCAAAATCAGTATCAACCTTTTTACCTTCAATTACACACTTTTCTACTTTTTTGTCCGCATAATCAATAATAACATTAGAAGTATTGATATCGGATTCTTGAAGTCGTTTGGATGTCTTAACCATTTCATCAATTTGACCACCCTTTCTTCTAAAAAATGATATTAACAAATAACGCATTTTAACTCCCTGTTAGCTCAGCAAGTGTAGCTGCTAAACTTATTTCAGGTATACCCACAAGAGGAAGACTAGCCAAGCCATTTCTAATAGTGATAATAGACTGATCTTTCTTATCGTTAGTCTTACCCCAAAGATCAAGATTGTTGTACATCCACCGATATGTATTTTCTACTCTTGTTGGATAAAGAGCAATGTACTGCATTAGTTGCTGTCTACCTTCAAGAATCTTACCTGTTTTAAATAACTGTGCAGCTTGAGTCAATAACTCTTCTTCACCATTACCTTCAGAATGAGGAGGTTGTAATTTTCCTGTACCTGAGTTAGCTTGTAGCTGATTCAAACACTTGCGCAAATCTGGATAACAGCCGCGAACATAGCTATCTAAGTCTTCTAGTGTAAAATCTATGTTTTCGGTAACAAGAACCGTTGCTGCTCTAGCAGTAAATTCAGTAATATCAGGTTTTGCAATGTGAAACTTAGTACATCTGCTTTCTCTTAGTGCAGGAATAATCTTGTGCTCATAGTTACAAGTAAGAATAAATCTTACTGTATTAGCATAAGCTTCCATATCGTTTCTAAGTGCTGCTTGAAACTCAGGAGAAGTGTAATCAGCTTCGTCTAGCAAGATAACTTTGAATTTACCAAAAGGCATTGTTTCAGCAAAGTTATTGATTTTAGTTCTAACAATACCTACGCCGTTATCTCTAGAAGCGTTAATCTCCATTACATCGTATTCTTCTACGCCAAGCTCTTTGATTAGAACTTTTGCCAGTGTAGTCTTACCGGTGCCTGGATCACCGGATAACAGTAAGTGAGGGATCATTCCATCTTTGATCCATTGATTAACGATTTGTTTTTGTCTTTCATCAACAAAAACATATTCATTTACAGATTTAGGCCTGTATGCCTCAACCCAAAGTCTATTCTTCATTAATTATCTCTTGATTGCTTCGTATGTTACAATGTGTGCTAGTCTCTCACCCAAATCTTGTTCGGATGTAACTATGTATAAACTGGTTTGACTGTCGTGGTTTTTATCATAACTACGTGTTTCTACTACATGCCCGCCGTCAGCTTTGTACACAGTAAACCTAGTACCGTTAGAGTCAATAGAATCAACTGACTTAGGCGATAGTGAATTTGCTATTGAAGGTCTATCCCCTCTTGTTTTTTCGTATTCACGCGCATTTTCCCACGCTTCACGGCACATATTTGCAAACCATTTCTTAAAAAATTTCATTAGATTCCCTTATCACTCATGTTATAGTCTTCAACTTTTTCATCGCTTACTAATAGTATATCTTTATTGTCTACTTTGCGAACAATTTGGACACCTTCAGCGTCTTCAATCTTTACACCTCTAGTCCATCTTCCGTGTGCGATATAAATCCATTTCCCGACTTCTAAATCTTTTTGATCTGGACCGATCGCATAAACTCTAGCCCAACGAGGTCTGATACCAGAATTTTTCATATCATCATTTGGAAGAATAAGACCTGCATGACTCAATCTTTCACCAAATTCCATTTGATGAACAACTACAGAATCTTTAAGAGGTAAAAACTCTTCTACTTGAATAGCATTCGTATTTTTAGCTGTTAACATAATATCCTTACTTAATAATTGCCAAAATTTCATCTTCTTGTAGAATGCGGTACTCTTGATCTTCTACTTTTACTACTTGACCCGCGCCTTGAACGAAAAGAACTTTGTCACCCTCATTAACTCCGGGTACTACAAAAGTGCCATTTTCTAAATAAGTTCCAGGACCTACAGCAATTACGATACCTTGATTAGGTTTATCTGCTGCCGCGCCTGCTAAGATAAGACCGCCTGCACTCTTTTTTATTGTTTCAACTTCTTTAACTACTATTCTGCCTTGTATTGGTTTAATCTTCATTTAGTACTTTTCCTTTCTTTTGCTTTAATTTGTTCTATTTCTATATCATCGTCAAGAGATTGTTCTAGTTCAATTTCATCTGGTGTTAGTTCAGGTGTAGGTTTATTAGCTTTTGGTTGGGGTTTTACTACGTTTGCTGACCTATTACCCACAGTTTTTTGATAATTATTACTTACTTTTTTTGTAGCAGGTACTATTACGTTACCTTGAGCATCAATCGTGTCTCCACGAGCATTTACACTCATGTTACCTACGGCTCTTACCTTTTCATTTTTTGCGGTTAGTGAAGCCATGTCTATCGTCTTTCCCATTGCAGTTCTATACTTTGTCATCATTAGTCTCCTATTTTAAAAACTCATTAATTGATATTTGATAGTATAAACTATTTATCCTATGTATCCCTATTAGATATAAAACAAAACTAGCAATACTACTACCTCTACCTACACCCCATACTATGTTATGTTTACGCATAGTGTCTACTAAATATTTTAAGTATTGAAGAAGAATAAACATGTCTCGTTCTTGAAACATAATCAGTTCTTCTCCTGCGCGTTGTAATTCTTCATCAGTTTTGCATTGCTCTAAAATCCATTTAGCAATATCAAAATTTTTATATTCTTCAGGCATGAACCATTCGGTTGATCTTATGTTGTCAAATTCTTCAATAGTTTGGTCACTGGTTTGATATTCAAGAAGTTCTGGTAGTTTTTGTAAATCTAGTTCTGAATCAAAGTTAATTACTTCTTTTACAAGTAATGATTTTAACTGCCGAGTAGGGTCAGTCATGTACAAATTACATATGTCTTTTTCGTTAAAGATGTGCTGACCGAAGTTATCAATAATCATTGATTGATGATATATTAATTGTAAGTTTATGTCAATGAAAAAGGTTAACTCTTACTACCTTTTTCAATGTTAATTTGAGCGTTAATGTTTTGCTTTTTGATCATTTCGTCCATTCTTTTATTATATTCAGTCCGATAACTTTCTATAACCATATGTATTTGACTGATCAATGCTCCATTACCCGATCTGTATGCAAAATTTAATTTACCGTACAAATCGGATAACGTATTCTGGAGCTCTTCTAAATTTTTATCTGTAAGTGATACTATAAATGGATGTTCCATAATTAGAATGGATTCAACGTTGTTCTTCTAAAAATATCTGGTCCGTCGTATACCGTATAATCAATATCAACATTAGAACTAACTGTAGTAATATTAGTATATTCAGGTCCTGCTACACCGTTGTATCTAGTCTTACTAATAGTTACATTACTACCTGACACTGAATTAATGTAATATACTGTATCTAGTTCTATGTTAGCAGTATTACCCGAAGCATTACCTGCGAAAATAATAGGATTATTTACTTCTAAGTTAGCTGTTGATCCACTTACAGTTATGATATTCGGAGAGGTGGTATTAGCTATATTTCTATTGAATGCATTTGCAGAGTAATTTGCTACAGCAACATACATATACTGTACGGCATTTAACAGCATTGCTGTTCCTGTAGCGTTAGCACCTATAGCAATATTTGATCCGCTTACGGTAGAAGATACAGTAAATCGTGTACTGTTTACTACGTTTCTAATATAATAAGTATTACCTACTACAACGTTTGCTTCTAAACTAGTTCCTGTAAAGGTTACTGATAATCCTGGATACAGAGTTGTTGTGCTTGACGTTGTAAAATAAGGATCAGTATTTGCACCAGTAACAACTAACTGACTTGTACCGGTATCAATACAAACAGTACCTACTTTGTCACCTTGTTGGCCGGTACTTGGAGGAGTTCTTTTTATAATTTGAGTAGACTGGTAGGGTCTATTCATAGGTTCTATAGTAATAGTATTACCGCAATCTAATGTTCTTAGTTTAAATTCTAACTGCTCAACATCGTACGGCGCTGTAATTGTAATTACGTTTGCTATGTTTGCATAGTTTTCTAAAATAGTTCCACCAAAATTATTATTTGATGCTACTACTTGACTAGGAAATGTTATAACTGCACTACTATTACTAATGCCTAAACGCAAAGTAATAGCACTTTCTGTGTTAGTGGGAGCCCAAGAACCAAACTGTAATGTTACATTTCCTGCTACATTACCATATTGTACATCTGCTTGTGCTACGTTAACTAAAACAGTGCCTGATAACGCATTACCTAAATTATAAGTAGTAGCTCTAAACGATCTAGTAGAAGCATTGCTAATAAGAGTATTAGCCATGTCGTTGTTAATTGTAGAACCATTCAACGCAGCTTTAAGAACTACTTTATTCTGAAGATCAGTTATTTCTGTTCCGGCAGTATTTAAATTCGTTTTGATAGATGCAAAGTTATCTCTAAAACCTTGAGTAGAATTATTCTCTCCCGGTATAGGATAGTTTACATTTATTCCATTGGTATTAATTGTGCTCATTCTTAATTCCTAATTTCATTTATACAGTATTTAGTACTGAGTTTCATCGGGTAAAATAGTTTTTCTAGGAAATAGTGTATAAAAATCATTACTATTCACTGGATTTGGTACTGGAGTCGCACTTGGTAATCCAATCCACGTAGCCGGACTTAAATTATTATCATAGTTATATGTCAAACTCTTATCTACAGTAAATCTATCTATCTTAAAGTTAATTTCGTTAAGTTGAAATTTATAATTTGTTACAGGATCTTGCCAATTATTTTCTATTTGATACTTGATATACTCACCGTAAGTTACAGTTTGACCATTTAATGTTGTTGTTCCTGGCTTACAATAAGCAATAACCCAAGCTGGTGTAAATCCTAATGTGCTACCATTCGCTTGTTGTGAAGTCATCCATCTTGGATACAGTCTAAAATTATATTCTTGCCCTAATTCTTCCCCCACTTGTTCTCTCATATTAGGTAAACTGTTAGGATATAAAACGGTTGCATATCCGGGAGTTAAACTAGTATAAAAACCGGGCTGACCTGATTCAGTTTCTAAAATGAACAAATCCTCAGAGGTAATATATTCATTATTTTGTGTTAGCCAAGACTGTCCCTCAACTGGTGCATTTATGTAACTAGTATAAATATCAGTAACACTTGTATACCATGGACCTAAGTTTAAATCTATAAGTCTAGGCCAAACTATTTCTTTACTGACACTAACACCTTCAGGGTTTATCAAGTTATCAATTACTGAACTATATACAACTTCATATATAACTTCGCCTGCATCATTCTTTGCTACTGCGGTATTTAATTCACCTAATGTAATATTTCTCCAATAATGATTTTTAGTAACCGCAGCTACATATGCGTCTAAATCATTAGCATATATTCCATAAGCATGAGCATATATAACACTAGTTGCTTTACCAAAATTTAAATCTGTTGGTCTATATAAATAACTGTCAGGTATTAGTGTAGTATCATTCAATAAAGTTCTTAGTAAATTTCTATCTTGTATACTTGGTGTACACTTAATGTATAGTGTGTCAGTTGGCTGTGTATATTGCTGCACCACTGATAAAGTAAAAGTTCGTGTAGAGTTAACAACCGTTGAATATAGAGGAGAAAACGCTTCTATCTCAAATGTAAAGTCAGTAATAGCGCCTGCTGGTAATAATGTATCTGTAGGTTGATATGCTACTGTACCAGTAATTTCTCCGTTAGACAACAAAACCAAATTAGGTGGAAGAGTTCCGCTTACTAATCTGTATTCTAAGTTTACATCTGATTCTGCCACTACACTTAAAACACTAACTGTACTATTTTCTATTTGCCCTAAATCAGAAGGAGTTATCCAGAATATATCACCTATCAAATTGTTAACTAGTCTATATGAAAAGTTATAAGAAGGAGTAGTGATAGCTGGGTTACCAGCTTTAGCTACCGCTACACTAAATGAAAATTCACTTATAGAATTATTAGCTATTACGGGATTGCCTGTGATCCAGCCAGTAGCACTATTTGCTGTTAGTCCTGATGGTAAGTCTGCAAATGTATAAGTTAATACATTGCTATCAAAGTCATGACCTATTACCTTAAACGAAAATATATTATCACTGGTAATACTACCTATATAAGCATCTTCTGTAGGAAGATAGGTATTACCTTGTTCGTTTGGTGGTAATACATAGTAACCATAGTAAGGGGTAGATTCATTTATATTAAATGTAGGGGGTCTAGTGTTGTATATAGTAGGCTCTCTGGAATTCGCAGGTTTAGGTCCACCTTCTGCTTCGGGAGCATTTTGATTCACTACGGTAATGTTATAGGATTCTATGTCACTGCCTAATAAGCTTTCTAGTTTTACAGTAAATGAATATGTGCGTGTAGTAGGTTGTCCTATTGATATGTTAGGTAGGCTAGCAGTCATGTATCCTACGTCATTACTTAATACAACGGTTGATCCTCCAACAATATTTGATATAGTAAAAGAAGATTCATCAAAAGTTTTAATGTAATAAGTTTGCGATGCTACTATACCGCCAAACGGTGTACCTGAAAATATTATAGGTCTTCCTATTCTAAACCCAGTAGTACTTAAACAAGTTATAATATTTGAATTTGTAGAAGTTATAGATGTATTTACCGCACCCAAGTTAACATTATTAATTGGTGGCTCAGCATAACCTCGTATCAGTCCGTTAGTGTTTATTTCTAAACCTGGCGGTAGTTGTCCTTGTATTATTCTGATAGCAACTAAATTGTTACTTAATGGATTACTATATTCAATAGGTAATTGTACCCATGTACTGTCTGGAGTATTTAATATACTACCAGTAGGGGTAGTAAATTCAGGAGATGCTACTCCTGAAATTATCATAGAAAATGTTCTGTCTCTTATGTTTCCTAAATTGTCTGTAACTCTAACCACAAATGTATAAGTCGTATCGCTAATAACTATTATAGGAGTTCCTGATATTAAACCAATATTGGATAAACTCAAACCCTCAGGTAATGATCCGCTTATCAATGTATAAGTTACGGTTGCAGCAGGTGCTACCGGCTGAGCCAGTAACTGCACAGATAATAATACTAGTGCTGGATATGATCCTATACTGCCTGCAGGTGTAGTCCAATTTGGTTGAGACATATTATCCTTTTAATGCTTTTAATGCTAACTCGTAGTGATGCTTTCTATCTTCTAACCCGTTTGTTCCACCATTGATTCTTTTTGTTAGTGTAACAAAATCGTCTTTATCACATAAATCATTTAATTTATTCTTATCCCAAAACCAAGCAGCACTAGCTACAGCACCTTCTGCGGTTTCTAGATAACTAACTGCTTCTGTTATTGGCTTTTTTATAGATTCAGCAAACTTAGTATAATTTTCTTTACCAGTTAACTGAATTAAACCGCGACCTCTGTAAGTCCAACCGTCTCCTGATTTTTCATCACCATTTCCCATTCTGCTTGCGTATACTTTGTTAGCGATTTGTTCTGGCTTTCTTTCATGTACTAATGCGTCTTTTTCTGTTGAATAATACTTTTTAAATACTGATTGTAATGCTTTAGCATTATAATTTAAGTTTTCTTTAGTAAAATTAAAACCACCTGACTCGTGTGCAACTTGCGCTAAAAATGCGGCTGTTCTTTTATGGTTATCTAAAATACCATATTTTTTACACACAGCATTGAGTGGGGCAACGTATGTTTCTAAAACTTCTTTTTTAGTTTTAGGAGCTATTTGTTGTAGTAAAGATAATGTAATCATTTATATTTCCTTTATGAATAAGTTGAACCAACAGTATACCACTGAGTAGCAGTAGGTGCAATGTATTGTAATGTTGCTCCTGCTGCGTGTGTATATGCTGCGTTAGTTGCTAATGTATTGATAGCAGCGCCTGAATCAGGGTATACGTTCATATTAGTTACAGAAGAGTTGGTAATTAAAACTACCATACCTGCGACCGCTGTTGGTAATTTTACACCTTGACTGCTATTACCTACTGTAGAAACTAAATTAAGTTCTTTAGTTAACGCAGTAGCGTTTGCTTGTACTGTACCTGCAGTTGACACTGCTGAGTTAACACTTCTAAATGTAAAGCTTGTAGGTATTAAGTTACTAGTTGAAATATTACCGGTAACTGTTAATACTGAAGTTGTTTTGTTGAAAGTTAAATTAGCACTACCATTTGCCGTGCTTGCATCATTGAAAACTATTTGAGTGTCGCTACCTGCTATAGGACCAGTAGCACCAGTTAATCCAGTAGCACCTGTGTCGCCGGTAGCCCCGGTTAATCCAGTAGCACCTGTTGCGCCGGTAGAACCTGCGTCTCCCTGAATACCAGTAGCACCTGTTGCGCCGGTAGAACCTATTCCCGTAGCGCCGGTTAATCCAGTAGCACCTGTGTCTCCCTGAATACCAGTAGCACCTGTTGCGCCGGTAGCACCTGCGTCTCCGGTTGAGCCAGTGGCACCTGTTGCGCCGGTAGCACCTGCGTCTCCCTGAATACCAGTAGCACCTGTTGCGCCGGTAGCACCTGTTGCTCCGGTTGAGCCAGTGTCACCTGTTGCGCCGGTAGCACCTGTTGCTCCGGTTGAGCCTGTTGCACCCCCCGGAGTTCCCTGAATACCGGTAGCACCTGTGTCACCCGTTGCTCCAGTTAAGCCAGTAGCACCAGTAGCACCTGTGTCGCCAGTAGCACCTGTGTCACCCGTTGCTCCAGTAGCACCAGTAGCACCTGTGTCGCCGGTAGCGCCTGTCGCCCCGATTAAGCCAGTAGCACCTGTGTCGCCGGTAGCGCCTGGGCCTCCTTGGGGACCTATTAATCCGGTTGCACCTGTCGCACCGATTGGTCCAGTTGACCCCATATCTCCTTGAACTCCAGTGGCACCTGTTGAACCTTGAATTCCAGTTGCGCCTGTAGCTCCCGAGTCAGGCGCTACCCAAGACAATACTCCTAATCCATTAGTAGAAAGCACGTATCCATTAGTACCTCCAGTAATAGTTACGTTACTAACAGGACCTAAATTTGATAATCCACTTACTGTAAGATTTGCTAGTGTTCCTACACTAGTAATATTAGGCTGTGCGCCTGTAGTTAATGTACCTGTGACATAATTTGCTGTTAGTAAGTTACCTGAATTTATGTTAGTGGCTGTGATATTTCCGGTAGTTGTTATATTACCGTTTGTTATTACTGTATTTGATGTATTGTTACCTACAACAAGTGAGGTAGTGATAGTAGTATTAGCGGGTAAGTCAATGTATAATGATTGTCCAGAAGATGTTATAGCCGCGTTTAACAGTGTTCCCGGGGATGATACCCCTAATGCTAATGAAGATGTTTGCACTTGTACTTGAGCGATATTAGCAGTAATTAACACGTTTCCGGAGGTATTATTAACTGTGATACCCGGTTGAGCCGTTCTATTAATTGATTGAACGCCCTGCATCATGCCGTTTTCAAAAAGCTCCGTAAAGTTTTCTTGTACTTTAGTGAATGCTGTTCTTATAGCATCTGCATTTGGATCATCAGGAAATGTTCCGAAGTCTATATTTTTTTGCGACACAAGTATATCCTCTATAATATATTACTGTATTTATCATTGTTACAAACAAAAAAATACCCGGCGAACCGGGTATTAAAGAAACGTTCAGTTGAGCATTATTATTATTATTATCTTATTCCGCTTAGTTTCTTCCAATCATCAAGCAAACTAGACTCTGCTACTTTAACTTTAGTATGCGGTAAAGTAGTTTGATCTTGTTTTTGTCCGTTCAATCCACCTGAAATAACTCTAGTCATAAACTCAATGTCTTGTTCAAACGTATTGTCTTTTATGTTTTCAGAACCTTGATATCCAGCGTCATTAGCCCACTCAGTTAATTCTTCTTCGCTTTCGTCAATTTCTTCTTCGTTGTCAGACATTGCACCAGCTAGTGCTTGATCTTCTTTAGCTTCTGCGTTTTCGTCAGCAGTAGTTTCAGCTTCACCGGAATCAGGAGCATTTGCTTCGGATACTTCAAACTCCATTTGATCTTCAGTTTCATCTTCGTCTGTTCTTTTTCCAAATTTTCCATAAGAATCATCTCTACGATCTTTCATAGATTGTTCTTTACCAGATTCTTTACCTGTACGCATTCCCAATGATTCATCTTCTTTGTCATCGTAGCCTTGTTCTTCACCAACTACCAATGCTTTACTGTCTGAATCATTGCATCCACAATCACCTGATCCACATACGTCACATGATGCATCTTGAGATTCTTCATCCTCGTAATCATTGCCTGCTACTTTCTGCATCAGTGCCATCATGCCATCATGATCTCCAGTATCTACATTTGAGTCAGGATATACACTTTGCGATCCTGCATCAGATTGTACCGGAGCACCATATGCGCTAGTTCGCGCAGTGTCTTCACCGCCGAACAATCCTAAGCCAGCTTGCTTAATCAGACTTAGTAACTGATCGGCTTCACTATCTTGTGCTGAAATAGTAACAGAGTCAGGTGATCCTTGTTGTCCTTTAGAAACGGAAACAGTCATACCTTCTTTTACTGGTTTTTTGTCAGTAGAACCAGACAAGTCTTTTTTCATGTCAGCTTTTGATTTACCATACTTTTCTTTAAACTTAGTATCAGTCATGTGTGTCATGTCAATATCAATGTCTTTAATTTTGCCTTCATTAACTTCTTTGCTCGTACTAGTTTCAATACTAATATCTTCTGCCCTATCTCGTAGATTTTCTCCCTTTATCCAATCCTGAGCTTCTTTTTTACTCGCGAATCCTTTCTCTATTTTATACGTGTCTCGGTTGTTAGGTAAATAACGAACTTGGAATTTAGGTGTTACTGCTTCATTCAATAAAGCATTTAGTTCACGATCCCATGACTCAAACGCCATCATATCGTCATCACTCACATCATCAAATCCACCAAACGCAAACTCACTACCGCCTCTTGGTGAAGGAGTATCCATCATAGAATCTTGTGATACCATACCAGGCATCATACCGATATCTTGTTGCATTCCCATGCCGCCTGATCCATAGCATTCGTCTAAACCAGATTTGTATCCATCAAGATAAGCTTGTGCTTCTTGTGAACCTTCTTCATACTTACAACTGAAAGTATCATTTGCCATAGCATGTGCTTTACCAAGTAATCTTGCTGACTCGGTTGGATTTGTGCCTTCTTTAACTGTTTTCTTTTTCGCAACAGCTTTTTGTAAACCAGCCGGTAACTTTTTCTGCGCGGCGGTTAACCCTGCACTGCTCTTTTTATCAGTAGAACCTGTTTTCTTGTCCGCCGCAGCTTTTTTCATTGGTTCTTTTTTGTCACCATCTTTATCTAAGTCTAAAAAGTCTGGCTTAGCTTTAGCTTCATTTGTCTTTTTCATTGTTGATACCTTTTGTTTGTCGGCTGCTGCCTTTTTCATTGATTCTTTCTTGTTGCCATCTTTGTCTAAGTCTAGAAAATCTGGCTTGGCTTTTTTAGCTTCTAAAGTCTTGCTGTTTCTTCCAGCGCCTAATCCTGCACCAAAGTCGCTGTCATTGGTTGGCATAGCTGCTTCATCAGTTTTATTCTTTTCAGGTTTAGGACAATCTGCACAAGCATACTTAGCATTCGCACCTTCCCCTTTCTTGAATAAGGGTTTGTTGTGTTGAGTACATAATGCAGGAGTTGTTTTTTTTGTCTTTATATCTTTCCACATTAAAGGAGAACCCTTTTCTTCGTTAGTTTTTTCTTTTTTGTCAGGTAAGCCTTTGTGTTTAGTTTTCGCAAACTTTTCTAACTCTTTAGCGGGCATTTTTGCCATTTCTTTTGATGCACCTTTTAGTGTGCTTTTTGGAGCATCACCGCGCTTAGCTGCTAATGCTGCACCAGCTGCTTGTTGCTGTGACTTACTTTTTGCTTTTTCGGTTAGCTTGGCTTCATTAAGATTATCTACATATTCAGTTTCTCTAACATCAACTATAACTGTTTTACCAGCATTTCTTCCAGTTAATTCTAATTCCACTTCAAGATAAGTTGGGTGTAATTCACTAATTTTACCTATTACAGTTTTACCGTTATAGTTAGCTTTTACTACATCACCAAGATGAAGACCGTGTAATTCTGTAGCATATTGATCACTGCCGTCATCATGATCGTAATCATCACCGTCATAATCATCATCAACTTCATTTAATTCATCACCAGCTAAACTCATTTCACCTTTACCAATGCTTTGCTTAATTTGATTAGCTAGATTAGGATTAGTAACTGTACCAAGAGTTTTATTACCTTGCTTGATTACTTGAGTGTTTTGTTGAGCTGGTTGAATAGTAACTTGTTCAGCTTCAGCAAGTAAAGCGTTAAACATACTTTTTAAAGATGGCTTCGTGTTTTCTTCTAAACTTGCAGCAGAAATGGGTTTATCAGCCACATAAGCATCAATACCAGCAGTTGATTTCAACTTCCATTTATCAGCAGCTTTTTTAACAGCTTCATAACTAGAGTTAGCCTTAACTTCATACTTGCCTTTTTTAGCATGAACACATACATACGGGCGTTCAGCACTTTCGTTTAGAACTCTTTTACCAGTAGTAGTAACTTTCTCTTCTTTAGTAGTGCCTTGAAGTTCAGTCATTTTGTTTAATAAATCTTTCATACTCATAATAGATTCCTTATCTTCCGGCGCCAATCTTGGGCTTAGCTGGTCTGTTGATAGTACTCATTGGACTTTTATCGCCCATTGATTTCATATACTCTTCTGGCTTAAATGGATCAAACGCTTGTTTAGTTTTTTCACCAGCATACGGGCTTTCAATTTTATGATCTTTCATAGACTTTTCAATTTCATCTAAGTAAGAATTACCATATGCTTTTGCTGCTGCTTTAGCAGACTTATCATCGGGATAATCGTTAGTTAATACTGGTGACTTTTCCATTTGATTTTCATACTGTTCTGCTTCATGATCAATGCTGTCATCAAACGCAGTAGAAACTAATCGCACTCTGTTTTCATCTATGTTTATTAATCTAGCCATTTGTCTAACCATTGGCTCAGTTGCAGGATATCTAAACTTTGCTTTAATGATATTTACAGACTGATTTGTAACACCAGGAAATCCATATGGTGATTTTTGAATAGGTGTAGAAGTTGGTCCAGTAATTTCTATTGGATCAAATTTATTCAAGTTGTACTTGAACAGGTCCATCTGTTTAGCATCTATATCGCCTACAATTTTAATAGTGTAGTCGTAACTGTGTACAGATTCTACCAAATAATGTTTGAAGCTTCGCATGGTTAATCCTTAAATATGTATAATATCTATTATTTATCTTTATCTTTTAAAATCTACTTGTCTTTTGTATAAAGTTTTAAAAGTTCGTTTCTGTCTAATGCTTTACCTTCACCGATAGGTGTGTTTTCTACTTCTTCGTGTTTGTTTTGTAGTTTTTGATCCAAAGCGGCTTTTTTTAATTGAAGATCAAGTTGTTTTAGCTTTTTATTAATTTTTGCAGTCTTTGCCGTAATCGCATGTCCCAACATACTACTAGCACTGTTAAATATTTCACTTGAAAATCTAGACTCTACTTGCATACCCAAATCCATTAAGTCTTTGTAACTACTAGCTGCTAATTCTGCAAGTTCATCTAATTCGCTATCTGCCGCTTCCAATCCTCTTACTTGAGGTAATGCAGCTTCTATTTTTTCTAAGTTAGTTAAAGCAGTTTGAGTGATTTCTTGCGCGTGGTCAAAAATAGGTTCTGATAAATCAGTATCTGAAATATCAGAGTCTTCGGGTAATTCAAAAAGTTCGCTTAATTTTTTAGTCATGTAACTATTTATTAAAAAATAATTATCTTTTTCCTTTTTTGCTAGTAGTATTCATGAATATTG